CTCAAAGATGCGTGAAATATTCTGCATAGATGCTGTCTGATTGGTCTCATCTACATCTGCCTTGTCAACCATGAACTGTACATCCCTGTCATGTGTTACTGTGTAAGGAACATCTTTCTGGTTATATTCTCCTGTGTTCCATCCGCCTGATCTCTTGTGATTCTTATAACCACTTACACTCATCTGAGTAAAGTGAAATGTCTTTGCATCTAACCATCTGACATTACTCGTAATAAATGGTGATGTAAGTGTGCCCTGCATAAGAATTGCTAATAATTCCGGACTCCACTGTTCTGCGTAATTCAAATTTAGCATATTGTTTTACCCTTTTAACCTTTCTTAATTAAATCTGTTCCATCTCTTTGTTGGAACATTTACATTGTTACCTGTAGAGGACTGCTGTCCGTTATTCTGCTGTCCTGCACCAATCTGAAAGCCTGCATTGCTTTCCTGTACCGGCTTAAGTGCAGGTACATCTTTGATAACCTGATCAAGTGCAGCCTTGATATTGTCCTCTGATATCTTTCCATCTGCATCCTTTGCCTTGCTGAAATCAGCCATCTTAAGTACATATGGAAGTGTCTTGGCGTTAATACCAAGTGTCATTGCTACCTTTGTAGCAGCAAGCTCAATCTGAGCCTGTTCAGCAACCTTCTGTGCTGCTGCCACTTCATTCTGAAGATTAGCATTAGCGTTCTGCTGCTGTTGTGTCTGCTGCTGCTTATTCTGCTTAAATGTTGCAATAGCCTGACTTATCTCATCTTCTGATAATCCCTGCTGCTGAAAATAGCTTTTAAGCACAGCATTCTCTTTCTTGGCAGTCGCATTATCCAGCATTGCCTGTATCTTGTCATAATCAACACCAGCCGCCTGCTGATTATTCTGATTACCCTGCTGTCCTGCCTGTCCACTATCTCCTCCAGCGTTCTGGCCGCCGTTACCATCTCCACCTTCTGCGAAGAGCTGTAAATTCATAGGTAATGTCTTTCTCATCACTCTATCTCCTTTCTTCCGTTTACCGCCCGTCGGCATTTCCCTAAAGTTTATTGCCATTAAGTTTTGGGCATAAAAAAATAGGCACGCACAGCTTATTTGCCATGCGTGCTTAATAACTAATATTAAATTGTGTTGCACTGGTGCAACTTTGGACTATTCTACTATAATCCAGTCTTCAGCGAGACAATCGTTAATACTTGGAACCCACATTGAATGTGAACCATCCACATTTTTTATCTGAAAATATGGGTTACATATAAACAAATCACCTTCGTTTAACCCCCATGCTTCCGCTGTTTGCTTATTGCAGGGGATTCCATTCGGATATGCTTTCTGATATACAACAAACATTCCTTTTCCGTTCCAACCTCTTCTTGCTACCTTATTTCCTTTTTTCATGGCTTCAATAGCAATTCCAAATGTCATATTGTCGCATTTTCTATACGCTTCATTAAATTGTTTTTTAGGGCACCAGCTTTCATATCCATCAGGATATCTTATATGATAGCCTTCATCTTCTGGATTCTCGTCACTTGGTATCTTCCATCCTCTGTATGCATTGTATTCTCCTCTGCTCATTGGCTCTGCTGCCACCACTTTTACTCCAATATAATCCTTCATTTCTAAATCCTCACTTTCTTAAAATTGGGTATAAAAATACCACCAATCTTGCGACTGGTGGCTACAAAACTGATTATTTTATTTCTGGCCAATCCGTAAGTTTATCACTTTCTTCTTTAAGCCTTTCTTCTTCTTTTTCAAAATCTTCTATTGTCCAATCCGGATGATGTATCACAACATCCAAATAACATCTTATTCTATTTCCTGCCATGATATACCATACTCCTTTCTAAACTCATTAAGTGCTTTTTCGTAAGCTTCTTTAATATTTAAATTGTATTCTTTTGAACAATACTTGTCAATCCTGTTATCTAACAAATAAGGTAAAAATGGTTTATCTCCTACGGAATATTTATATATTCTTCCATCATGTGTTACTACTATTCCATATTGATATCCTCTTGCCCCAGCAGCAACAAAATCACTTCCATTAGGTAATAAATTTGTTGGATGATTATGTATTCCTATTATATCATTTTTGTGCTTATTTATTATAGACATTTGCTTCTTATTTAGTTCAACACCTATTGCATCAGGCTTTCCCCTTACATTAAGCAACACCTGTCTATTAGAAACGCTTATCACACATAATCCCTCAGTATCACTACTGTTATTACTTCTCAATATATCCATTGATTTACTATATATTACATTATTTAATTCCATATCTTTGCTAATCTTCATATATTTATCCGCATAATCTTTGGAATTAATATAGTCTAGGTCTATTTTATTCGTTCCTATTCTCTGAGAATTATTATCTATATATCCCCTCTCATATTCTTTTGAAACATTCTCCCACTGTTCCTTCCTTACCTCATACATTTTCTTATTATCCGAATCTAACGAATATTTTGACAGCCTGTCAAACTGTTCAACCATTCTGCCTGCATATTGCTGTTTCTGGTCCTGCTTGTAATCTTCCTTGACCTGCTCAAGCTCTTTCTTGGAAAACTTGCTATCAGGCTCATCATCCAACTCTGGGAAGTATGTTGTATGTACATCTTTACAATTTGGGTGGTAAAGCCCTGCTGCCATAGCAGAAGACATAAGTGGATAAGGACCATCAGATGCCTTACCTCCGCTCCACACATCATCTATAAGCACTTTACCAACAAACGGAAGGCATTTAGGACAGGCATTAGCACGCTTATTCATAATAACTGTACTAATTCCCCATGATTGTCTCATTTCGCCTTCTCCGGTCAGATAGGCACGCTTGCTGGCTGTCTGAATTGCCATCTTAGCATAATCCTTCGCTGTATGCCTTGCACCATTCGCATATTCTATGCAGTTAATGCCTGCCTTAAGAAAATCCTTTGTAGCCATATCTACAGCCTTCTCATATGTTCCTGCGCCTGTATTTGCATATACCTGTGCATTAAATATTATCTGTCTGTATTTGTCTTCGGACATCCTGAGCATTGCCTTCTCTGCTGTACCAAAATCATTCTTTGTGGCTTTTATCAGAGCTTCCAGTTTTCTTGTATTAAGCTTAAAAAAAGCACCTTCAGCGCCCTGTGACACCTTAGATGCTTTCAAGCCCTTCTTTAAGGCCCTTAATATCTTCTGTTCCTGTTCTGTACCGCCTTCCTGTCTGGCTGCAAATATCATTGCGTCAATAGAATCATTTATGTTACTGAACGACTTCGTGAACTTCTTTTTATTCTGTGCCTTATACTTTTCCAGAGCCTTAAGCTGTTCTACCTGCCACTGTGACCAGTTAAACCCCATATCTGTCTCTTCTGCTCTGTGGCTCGCAAGATTGCGCATCATAGAAGCAATCAGCTCATCTTCTATGGCTTTAAAGGCTTTCTCTATATCATAGTCTGTATTTAACATAGGCTACCTCTAAAAGCTTTCCACTTCAAATCCATCTAATTCCGTATTAAGTGCCGGCTCTTCCATATCTGATATTCCCTGTTCAGCCTTAAGCCTTGCAACCTCTTCCTGTTTCCAGTCATCATCCTTAGTGTCTCCATACAGCTCATCAACGGACGCTTCCACACTCATGATGCCACCCTGCTTAGCTTTGCTTACTGTCTCAACTTGGCTCTCAAAGCTAGGGTTCGCGTATTCACCGAATGTTACATCAACATCAATTTCCTGTGTTGTTGCATTATTAAGTGTATCTATCGCCTGCAATGTCATTTTTACAAGCTTTGGAAGAACCTTCTGGAGCTGATTTACAATATTGTTTCTTGTGTACAATGTAGCCTTTTCTTTTTCTCTTGTAGCCTCTGCATTATCAAGTTTCTTTACATCTATACCTAATGTAGATGGGCTCATGATTCCCTGCAAACAAAGGTCCAAAGCCGTAATATATGTAGCAAGGTATCCTTCATGTGGTATTTCACTTTGTTCCCTCTCTATCTTATAACTTGCACCTTCTGCCATAGGAGACGAATACTGTATATAAGCGTTGTCAAATGAATTTGGCAGCATAACCTCTCCATTACTAGGATTTCTAGGAAGTAAATTCTCTGGTATATATTCCTTTGTACGGTTATGTCTTAAAGCGTCCATCCACTGGCTCCATGCTTCATCCAGCGCGTCAAATTCATCTATCTTGCTGTCATATATGCTCTTGCCTCTGCCTTTAAATTTCGCTGATTTATAGAACATGAGCGGTATGGCCATCATAAAACTTTTATCTTCCCATGTTACAGGTCTTAAACCTGCAAGCTCCGGCACAGTGCTGATATCACATTCTTTATTATCTCTTGTGAGCATATATGTTATATAGCCTTTGCCATATGTTTCAAGCAGAATGTACTCTTGATTCTTAACTGTATATACTGTCTTAAACACAACCTCTTTCACTCTGCCGCGTTCTCTTATTATCTCTACCCTGTCGCCAGGATAAAACTCTATGATTGGATACTGACTGAGATTCGTGTCTATGGATAGCTTAAATGCTCCATCTCCAACAATAAGTGTATCTGATATTGCTTGCTTTATAAGCTCTGTAAAGTCATTTTCTTCCGCTATCTTATCCCAGTCTGACTGCCTACTGCCAACATCTACCTCGTTCATATCTGCAACAACAATACTTGCAAGCATATCAACCATCATTGCAGGTAATCCTACATGTATCTTTCTTATCGCTAATCCAGGAGAGCATTTTGCAGCCCAGAATCTTGTCTTGTCCCCATCAACCTGATCATACAGCTGTGACAGCTCTTCACTTACACCTCTGTACCATATCTGATTCTTAATGGCGTTACCTTCAAAGTCGAAGATTTCCTGTATATTAATTATTCCTCTCTGTGCCGGCTGCACACGCAACCATGTCCTTATTCCATCTCTTATCTTATCAGCCATAGTATTAAATATGCTCACCTCTCTCACTCTCCTATCCGTTCTCTACTCCAACTTTGTCCCTGTATGGTATCCAGCCATATTGTGTACTGTTTACCATATGATCGTTTCCATCTTCCGGCTCACAGTCTTTATCTTCCAGCCAACTGTATACCTGCAGTTCCCCGGTGTAGTTCGTGCATGTATCTACAACATAATAGCTTGGCTCTTTGCCCTTTTCGTCGTTAAAGGACATCCAGCCAAGCTGCAGGTTTATTCTGTCTATTATTGTTACTTTCTTATACGCATTATTGAATATATACAGGCATTCATGATGTTCTCTCTTATACTTGGCAAATTCTGTTATTGTCGCCTGATCAGCGTTATCAATAAAGGTGTTCTTTGCCATGCCGCCCCATTCCTTACGATTTCTTTCAAGGAAATCTATATAATTCTTAACTGTATCGCTTGGAGCTATTGGTATATCAAGAGCCGCATTGTTATATACCTTTTCATCCAGTACTATCAGCTTGCCTTTGTTGGTTATTCCCATAAAGGACATAGCAATAGTATCAGGACTCTTCGTTGAATATGCCGTATCAAGACCGCTTGTATATATTACAAACCATTCTGTCTGCTTGTCGTCATATTCTCGCTTAATAAATGCCTTAGCATGTTCTTTAGTAATAACATGCCGCCTGCAGAAATTAGAAAAGACAAGACCTGTAGCCTTGCCTCTTAATCCCAATATCTTGTTTTTATATATCTTGGTACCGGGAGGATAGCTCATTTTTTTCTGTTCTATCTTCTCTGGTGTCATGGATATATTATCTTCAAATGTGAAGAACCAATATACCCAGTCTTTAATAGGCTCACAACCGTTAAGGTCCTTCCATATCTCTTCAGGCACATCTGCCTTGTACTTATCAATCGGTCTTGCGTGATTGATGTACTCTGAATATATGGGTAATGTAGGTGCGTCTGGGTTAAGTGTACCGACAAAGTATTCACTTCGTCCGAATATCTCTCGTATGAAGTCTATGTTAGCTGTATTGCACTCATCTACCCACACACAACCAAACTGACTTCCAAGTGCATTTTTCCATTTACTGGCATTATCATAGCCAAGAATATATATTATCTTGGTACTGCTGCCAGTTTTAAATTTAATGTGTGGAAGTTTATTTTCTTTATCGCCATTACCACAGTATTCCAAATTAGGGAATATCTGAAGTAATCCCATATCTGCATTGATTATATTCTTCTCGATAACGCCTGTTGTATTACCGGCTATAACATGCAGCTTCATATCTGATTCTGCTACATTCATGATAAACTTCACAGCAACCGTTGTTGTCTTACCTGATGCAGTAGAGCCTTCAAGGAATTCCGCTCTTGCCGGTGTATCTATGTAATCCCAATATTTATCACTTAGAAGCATCAGGCTCACCCCTTGCCTTACGCTGAGCAAGAAGCTCTGCAAGCTCATTCTTTACAGAATCATTAATATTAGCTTCTATCTTGTCTGTAAACATACCAAGATGTCTACCAAGAAGCTCTAAAGCTTTTTCCTTACTACAAGGTCTAACCTCTAATCCATCCCGCCCCTTTTTAATAACTGCTAATGCTCTTTTCTGGTCGTCCGTGAGCTCTTCTGTCAGCACTGGCTCTACTGTTCTATACATAATAGGATTGCCATCTTCATCAAGTACATCTACAAGTACGCCATCAACCTCTATTTTCATTTTCTTTTCTACAACACGCGCATAATCAGTAGCATTAGAAAAAGCTATCAGTGCCAGTTCCCTTATTACTCGCTCTTGAGTAATCTCTGTCTTACGCGATAGTTCTTTTTGTCTTTCTCCTATATACTGTGAAATTGTAGTATTTTGTAGTAATTTTGATGCATTTGTATTTGCATACTTTTCTGTATACCCCGCCCTAATAGCCGCTTGTGTGGCATTAAGGTCTATAAGGTATTCATCACAGAATTTCCGTTGTTTATCTGTTAATCTCACACAATCAGCTCCTTTCTTTGCATACAAAAAAGACACCAGCCTTAAGCCAGTGTCTTACCGG